ACATGGGCAAACTTAAAAATGCTTTGATTCAATTTGAAGAACATCGTGCTAGCAAACAAAAGCCAATTCTCGACCCACGATATCGTGGAATGGAAGATAGCGACGAAGCATGGGCGATATACGAAGCAGAGTTCAACGACTGGTTGGACAAGTACGAAGCATCGTTCGGTGACGACAGAGGATACCTACCATGATTGATGAGACTTTTAATCCACAATGTAAGCTATGCGGTATGACCTACGCTGCGGAACGGTTAGCCATCGGCTATGCGATTTGTATGCCATGCGGTGATGACCTAGCAACGAAGGTGGTTCGCACAGTTGCACCAATGCACAAGTCAAACTACATGATGATTACCAACAGAGAGGACTTGAAGGGACTCAACAACAAGGGAGGGCTAATCAAATGAAAGGCGAAGATAAGATATTTCTACTCCAAGTTATCAATGCGGTTCGGTCAGGCGGTAACGAGATGGCTAGGTTTCTACTAGATGGTGGAAACGTAGACAGGATTTTGCGTATCCGCAACGAGGTGGGCGAGGAAGCCCTTGACCGAGAGTTGGTCAAACTGAAAGAGGTGGTGTATGAAAGTCATTAAGTTATATCGCAAGCCCGACAAGCCTGAGTTCTACAAGCTGGTGCGGTGCGACAACCATGCTCTATTGGTTAATTACCCGATAGACGTGCCAAACAGTAAGCGAATGGCAAGGTGGCTCTACGCAGACGAGATATACGTAGACTGGGTTAGAACATTCATAGGAGAAGAACATGGGGTATAGGTCAACTGTTGCATACACCATACGATTCGGGGGCGAGGATGACACTAAAGCCAAGCATTCGTTCTATACATTCATAGCGGAAGCGAAGTCAAAGGAGACAACGGCATTGTGCTTTTCAGAACAAGAGGATGAAGTCTTTAAGGTTCTTGAAGACAAGCTGGAGATTAGGTTCTTTGCCGAAGAAGTCAAATGGTATGAGTCTTACCCCGATGTCCAATGTCACGAGTGCTTGATGGGATTGGCACGAGAGTGGGCTGACGAGGGCAACACGAATGACTTATATATAGGTGGTGCGTTTGCTCGTGTGGGTGAGGACACTAATGACAATGTCGAGGAAGTGTGGGGTAACGGCGAACATGACTGGGTAGGAGTCAATCGGTCGGTGTATGTGGACTGGGAGTGAGATAAAAAAGTCATACATCACCATTGACTCAAATGTAAAGTTATGGTATACTTATGAAACTGGAGGAGGATACTTTTATGGAAGACTTTTGGGGGAAGTTATTAGTTGTTGTAGCGGTGGGCTATTTAGCTTACCACGTGATAGTGGATTTACTTTTAGCGTAGTTCAATCAAACCAAGGAGAAGTGTATGAATATGGAATTAACCAAACCCGATCACCTGATTAGCCTTGCTAGTTCAGCAGTCCTAGTAAGCGTAGACATCAGCGTGTGGTCAGCAACCAAGCAAGACCGTGGCATCAGTGATGAAGTTACTACGGCAAAGAATGCGGATAAGTCCGCGGGCAGGTATGTTAAGAATCTGTTGGCTAATCATCCCAAGCACAAGGCGGTGGTGAATTATCGGCAGACCGTATACAACTGGCTTCAACGTCGCACCTATCGCTGGAATCAATCGCAGAATTTGTTGCCAAGCGTTGACGTGCCTAAGTTCAAGCAAGAGTATCACGAACATCAAATAGCTTTCCATGCGTTAGTGGATTCATTAACAAGCGACTATGATTCAATCGTGTCCGACATGGCTTTCAAGCAAGGTACTATGTTCAACCGAGATGACTACCCAACTAAAGAACAAGTTCACTCCAAGTTCAGCTTGAACCTGTATGTGTCCGAAGTGCCAATGAACGACTTTCGCTGTGGGATAGCAGAGGACATCGCTGATGACTTGTTTAATACATACAAAAAGCAGGCTCACGGCATTATCGAATCCATTGCGCAAGAACAATCAGAACGCATGGTCGAGGTTATGGAGTCCATCTCGCATTGTTGCGGTGTCGATGAGTCAGAGGTCAACGGCGAGATTCGCACCAAGCGTCGCAAGATTTACGACACAACGATACAAAAAGCCCTAGAAATGTGCGAAAGTTTTAAGCGATTCAATCTTAAGAATGATTCAGGATTGGAACAGGCACGTGCATCGCTAGAAGAAGTATTACGTGGTGTGAAGGCAGAGGACATTCGAGATTCCGATGCAGTTCGCCATCATGTTAAGGAAGGCATAGACGATATTCTTTCCAAGTTCGGTAGTTTCAATTCAATCTAATCAAGGAGAAATACAAATGAGCAAACTTAACTTCAATGCAACCGTAACCATCAACGAGTTACGCAAAGTCATTCCCCTAATAGGTTCAGAAATCACACCAATCATAGTCTCTGAGCCTGGGTGTGGTAAGACTTCTATATTGTCCATGATGGAAGCAGACCATGGCGACAAGTACGACTATATCTATGTGGACTGTCCTGTCAAGGATATGTCCGACGTAGGTATGACGATACCCAATCATGCTAGTAAGTCTCTTGAGTATTATGTTTCGTCTCTCTTCAAGCTTGACTCTCCTAAGCCAAAGGTCATCTTGCTCGACGAGTTCATGAAAGCACCAAAGCTATTGCAAGTTATCTTTACCCGACTAATGTTGGAGAGAATGGTAGGTGACGTTCCACTACCAAGTGGAAGCATAGTTTTCGGCACGTCGAATAATGCAAGCGACGGGGTCGGCGACACAATGCTCGCCCATGCTGGTAATCGTGTGTGCATCATGGAGATGAGCAAACCATCAGTCAATGACTGGCTAGAGTGGGCATCATCTAGAGGTATCTCTCGTGTTGTTCGTGCGTTCGTTGCGTTGTTCCCAAGGACATTGGCATCGTATCGTGATGGCAACCAAGATGACAACCCATACGTGTTCAACCCCAAGAAGACTCAACTATCATTCTGTTCGCCAAGGTCTCTAGCTAAGTGCGACGTGATTGTGCGTAATCGGGATACATTGGGTGAGAACGCAACGATGGTCGCATTGGCTGGCACTATCGGTCTTGCTGGTGCTGGTGATATGTCAGCGTTTCTATCGCTAGAGAAGACTCTGATGGATGTAAAAGACATCGTCAAAGATCCAGACGGAGTTAAAGTTCCCGACGAGGTATCAGCGCAGTTAATGATTATGTTCCAAGCAGTCGACGTGCTAGAGACTCAAGACGAGTTGAACAAGTTCATGAAGTTCGTTAATAAGATTCCTAGTTCAGAGGTGCAAGCGGTGTTCTTTACCATGATGATGCGTAACACCAAGGCAACCAAGTTGGCTCGCCACAATATGCAGATTGCAGAGTGGGCTAAAAACAATCACGAGTTGTTCTAATTAACTAACCACGAGGAGGTGGAAAGCTATGGATGTCGGAATCGGAATATTTATGTGGTCTTTAATCATGTACGGTTTGGGTGTGATTACAGGATTTTTATATTGTCTAATTAACAAGGAGTAACAAATGAATAACAAACAAGAAGTTCGCTTGAAGAAAGCGCACATCGCACTAATGAAACATCCTGAGACTGCGTTGTATAGCGGTGTCATGCTGATGGGTAAGTCAGAGGTGAGCGATGATATGTTTACGGCATACACCGATGGTGTCAACAAGAGATACTCTAAGCCATTCTTAGAGACTATCGACTGTGAACCCAAGTTGCGTGGTCTTGTCCTCCATGAGAATCTTCATGTGGCATTGAAACAAATCCCACGTGGCAAGGATATGTTCAAGGAAGATTCTAAGATTGCAAACATGGCGGCGGATTTTGTAGTCAACGACATCATCTTCAACATCAAAGGAACTATTAGCGGAGGTAACGAGGCTATTGTTGCGTTGCCCGAAGGTGCGTTGTATGACCCATTCTTTCACAACTGGAATATGCGTGAGGTCTACAACTATATCCGTAAAGAGAATCCTCAGCGAGGTAAAGGTAAGGGTAGCTCATCAGGCTCACCTAGTGATGATGACGAACAAGGCGATGGCAATGATGATTCGCAGAATAGTTCTCCATCACAGGGTGGAAAGCAAGATAACAAAATCAAAGCCAATGGCAAAGAGTATGACATGGGTGGCGATGGTTTCGATGAGCATGACTGGGAATCATTTAAGGACATAACTCCCGAAGAACTCAAAGAACTATCGGATGGGATTGATAAGGCTTTGCGTGAGGGCGGTATGCTCGCTGGTCGTATGGGTGCAAAGATGCCACGTGCTATCGGAGAGTTACTTGAACCCAAGATTGATTGGCGAGATGCACTACGTGACTTTGTTTCATCAGCGATGAAAGGCAAGGATGAGTTCACTTGGCGCAAGATGAACAAGCGTCAGATGGCAAATGATATTTATATGCCAAGCATGGAGAACGAAACTATCGGCGAGGTTATCGTAGCCATTGATACGTCAGGCTCTATCGGCGGTGCTGAACTTACCGAGTTTGCCTCAGAACTGGCATCCATCTGTGACCTTGTGCAACCCGAAACGGTACGTGTTTTGTGGTGGGACACCATGGTGCATGGCGAACAAGTCTTCAAGCCCGAATCGTTTAACAACATTGCATCATTACTAAAACCATTAGGCGGTGGTGGTACTCACGTGGGGTCTGTTGCGACTTACATCAATGAGAAGAAACTTAACGCAGAGTGTGTGATTGTGTTCACCGATGGCTACGTCGAGCATGACATCGAGTGGAATATCGTTCCACCTACCCTGTGGATGATTACTCAGAACCGTGGCTTAGAAATTCCATGCGGTAAGAAAGTTATCTTTGAAAGGGAGTAAGCATGGGCGACGGCGGATATGCACGAATCAAACATGGGCTTGTAGAAGACTTGATAAAACGTCATGGAGAAGGAGCATACACGATAGCATTAGGAAGGATAGCAACACACGAAGGCGATGAGTTTAGTGTAAAGATTTGGAAAGACATACTAAACGATATAGATAAACACTTTAAAGGAGAAGGACAATGAAAGCATTGACGTGGGACAGACTTACCGACATTACTAAAACTCAAAAGCCATACCGAGGGACAACCAATCGGTTTCCCATTGGTGACAGACGACACAACACTAAAGACTTTGTAAGCGAAGAGCGTAACGGCGAGCAAGTGTATGTGGTGCGGTATGGTTATACCCATAAGCGTAATGAGCATACGAAAGAAGAGTGGCAAGCCAACCAAGGCACTATTCACGAGAGAGAAGACTGGGAAGGAAACACCGTCTATGAAAGTTATAGTTCAGTTCCTAGTGAGTTGGGCATAGTGCGTTCAGACAATACGTTTGAATTTACTGCTAAATATTACGGACAGGGCGACAACATGATTATGTCTAACTGGGCGAGTGGGTGGTTTCTTAGGAGTTCACGTCATGGTGGAATGATATATAAGTCAAACTACGTGAGTTCAATCTTTCATCCAATCTTTAAAGGTATGAGACTTAACTGCGAGACGATGATGCCCCATGAGAGTAGCGTTTACAAAGTTGTTGGCAAGCGTGTTAGTCGTAAGGATGCCAAGTACTTTCTTAGCCGATACACAGACTTCTACAAAATCAACGAAGTCATGCTCAAGGCGATGGACTGGAAAGGCTACATGGAAGCGATGGCTGATGTATTAAAGTCATTGGGCATAACAACAGAAAATTGGTCTTTGCATAGCGCAGAGCAAGAGAAACTTATTAAGTTTGCCGAGGAGAATCTAAATACTGCATCACTAGATGCTGGCATTGCGTACGCACTTGCGTACGACGTTCAGAGTTTGTATTCAAAACATCGTGCGTTCGCTGAACCCAATGGCAGTAGTTACAGGCGAGAGGTGGAGTTAGACGTAGTGTTCAGTAATCTCAAACGTAAGCTGAACAAGGAGTTGTACAAGAGTAATCCATCAGTTATGAAACTCACAGAGTATGTACCTAACGAAGCATACCCTCCAAGTGAGTGGGGCGTGGATGTGTTTGTCAATGGCAAAGAAGTAGAACAACTATAAGGAGAAGTAATATGAAACTCATATACGAAGGATTTGAAAGTGAGCATCTCGAGCATCTTATTAATGACTCGTCAGCTAAAAGACTCATACAGGAACTAAACTTTAAGTATGGTCTGAAGGTTGTAGACAAAGTTGATCCTCATGCTCTAAGCCGTAGTAGTCCTACTAGCTTTTTACTCGCTGAATCTAGCGGTTTCATGGTGGCAAAGGTGTGGGTAGACAAGGAAGATGGGCATGACGTGTATAACTATCGCTCGCCTTTCTACAAGAAAGAGCGTGGCTCTGACTCTGCTGACCGAGAGACTTTGCATAGTAAAAAACTCTCAACGCTGATGGCTACACTTAAGCGACAAAATGTCGTTCCACCCATCGGTGGAACACTAATGACAGTCTGTAAAGAATCTTTTAATGCTGGTATTAATCAGATGGACTCTCATCATGGTCGAGATTGGAAGCAAACTAATTTTTCTGCCGACGAAATTCATACAATGCTCAAGGTAATCTTACTAGGGGAAAGTCCTAGTAATTTAAATCTAAATAATTGTAAAGAAGTACTTGACAAATGGAATGGGCAAGATAGAATCAAGGTAGAGAAGCGAAAAGATATTGAAAGATTTTTCCTCAATGAGTTCTATGCAATCGGTGCAGATAAGTTAAATCATTTAGTTATAGGTTCAGTTAAAGCGATGCCAAGACAAGGTCACGACGAGTATTACTTCCATGAAGTCAAGCCGTTCAAGCGTGTAAAGGAATTGCCTGACGAGTTCAAGGCAGTCATGCTTATGAACAAGGTTCATGCAGAGGGTAAGAATGTTACCGAGTTCTACGCAAATATCGTTCCAGCCAAGAGTGGATACAACCCTGACCTTGACCTGATAAATATTTCTACTCGCCCAGTAAATGAGTTCAACCTACATTGGACATTGATTCCATGCTCAGGGATTTAAGCCCAGTAGTTCACCAGTATGACTTCAACCTCTATCGTGTCCCTTTGCATAGGGAAGGAAACTCCTACACCATATATGTTGGTGATGACTTTAATCGGGTATTTGATGAACACACATTGCCTGATGAAGTTAAGACCAAGATGGCGATGGTGCTGGCAAATGCGAAGCAGATTGTAAGCGACCATGACGTAACTAAATTACATCTGATGACTACGACAGTTGATAGTAATTTCAGAGATATAGGATGGCGAGCAAGTGACAGTTGGTTTTGCATCATCCTCTCCTATAAATCTTTAATGGCATTGCGTGGTGAATAAAGAAGAAAGACTTTATTGGGGTAGGTTTTGGAAGAGACAGACTACCCTTCAACAACAAGAACAGGAAGAAATTGATATGGCGATGACACCCGAAGGAAAAGTTAAAGACGTAGTTAAGAAATATCTTAAAGAAAAAGGAATCTATTACATCATGCCAGCCACAGGTGGATACGGAAGTAGCGGTGCGCCTGACATTGTCGTGTGTCACAAAGGAAAGTTCTACGGCTTAGAGATTAAGTCGGGTGCTAACAAACCTACGGCATTGCAAATGGATAACCTTGATCGGATTGAAAAGAATGGTGGCTATGCTTTTGTCATCAATGAATCTAATGTTAATCAATATATGGAGGTGCATTTCTCATGAGAGCAAAGAAAGAGTTTGAAGACTGGATTGAAGACGAGAAGTTTATAACTTCTGATGGCGGACTTGAGGAGGCTTATACAACTGGTTTCAATCGGGCGATTGAGTTAATGGAAGAATTTTTAAAGGACAAACAAGATGAATGAGCAAGACCTAAGAGATTGTTTTGCCATGTTTGCATTAATGGGCTTAATTCAACAAAACGAACTTCTTATTAACGATGTAGCAAAAGTGGCATATACCTACGCAGATGCAATGCTTAAGGCTCGCAACGCTAAAGATGAAACAGGAATTGTCGCAGTAAAACGTAGTTCAACTAAAAAGGAGAAGTAAATGAAGAAGTTAACCAAAGCCACCAAAGTGTTACGCTATATCCGTAGTCATCCAAAGGCTCTTGCAAGTGAAGTAGCTAAAGCCGTTGGAGTGAGTATCAATACTGTGTATCAAACTAAATACAATGCTAAGAAGAAAGCTAAGTCATTACCAATGACGGCTCTTGCACCAGTAAATAGAGTTCCACCCCAGCGTGGAAAGCTAAGGATGCAAGGTGTTGATAACGTCAACCACCCTCCACACTACAAGGCGGGCGGGATTGAGACTATTGATTTCATCGAGGCAAAGTCTCTTAACTATAACCTTGGCAATGTAGTCAAGTACATCACACGTGCTGACCACAAAGGAAGTAAGTTAGAAGATTTGCAGAAGGCGCAATGGTATCTCGCTAGAGAACTTAATAATCTAAGCAAGTAACCCCTAGGGAGTCGGGCTTATGCTCTGCTCCCTATTTTTGTATCTATTGAATTTGTTATTTAAGGATTTAAGTGAAGACCATCAAA